AGCGCAATGCTCACTCACGCAATCCAATTAAAACCTGCACAAGATAATTTACAGAGTTTCTTTTACAAGAGAAGTGAATATAAAAATGTAAAGAAAGAAACAGAGTGGCGGTCAGATTTTGCCCCCACACAATACGGATATTTAAAACCAGAGTATGAACAAGATATAAAAAGATTATGGAATGAGATAGAAGAATACAAACCTAAAGTTATTATAGCTATGGGAGGCATAGCTTTGTGGGCACTGTGTGGTCTAGATAAAGTCGGATCTTATCGTGGTTCGTTTATTGAAACAATTAATAATAAGTACAAAGTAATGCCCACGTACAGTCCAGTTGCAGTTTTAAAAAACTATTCTTTCAGACCAACTGTTCTGTCTGATTTAAAGAAAGCTACTAATTTAGATAAGTTAGATTATGTAGAAAGAGAAATATGTATTGAACCTACATATGATGAAGTAAAACAATTTTTATCTTATTGCGAAAAGATGAATGCATCATACAGTCCTTTGTCGTTTGATATTGAGACTGCGAATGATGAGATAACTTGTATTGGCTTTGCTCCACACAAAGCTAAAGCAATGGTTGTTCCTTTTAAAAAGGAAGACGGAAAAGATTTTTATAATTACCATACTGAATTAGCAGTATGGAAATTAGTGGGAGATATATTGAGTAACCCTAACATAACTAAGGTTGCTCAGAATCAAACGTATGACGTATCATGGTTGCGACACATGTATGGCATAGAAGTTAAGGGAGTAGTTCATGATACCATGCACGCACAACATGTACTGCAACCTGAACTAGAAAAAAGTTTAGGCTATCTAGGATCTATTTACACGAACGAGGGAGCATGGAAAAATCTAACAAATTTTTCAAAGAGTACGAAAGCAGAGGCATAAATGAAACGTCCCCAGTATTTTGCGGCGAAGCCTTTGCAGGACATAGATATAACTGTTCACAATGAAATAGAATTATGGCGAGCTGTATTAGATCAAGGACTACAAGATATTAGTTATATGGGAACTGACAAAGAATTTATAGGGTATAAGAAAGATGCAGAAGATTGGTTGATTAATGATAAACAAGATTTTGATGCAGTGTGTGACTACGCATACTTGGATCCAGATAAAACAAGAGATGAATTTTATTACATAATGGGAGTAGCAAATGACAGACGTACAAAGTATGGAGAGACTAGCAAAAAAGATTGAAGAGAAATCAAAGCATGATCCTGTAAATTACCCATCGCATTATAACAAGGGTGACATAGGTTGCATTGATGCAATTAAATCATGTCAAGGTGATGGGTTTAAATACTATTGCCAAGGATCAGCTATAAAATATTTATGGAGATACGAACACAAAGGCAAACCAGTACAAGATTTAGAAAAAGCCAAATGGTTTATAGATAAATTGATTGCCTTTGAACAGGAGGACCAGAGTGAGGATAATCAAAAACACAGAGATCTCACAGAAATCACTGTCTAAAGATCAAACTCTGTGGGTTTATTGTGGTTTAGACTGCACATTAACTCACGAGATATGGACTAAGATAGAAAAAGATTTAGGTAAGAACGATCACGATTACAGGAAGACATATCAGTTTGAATTAGATATGCTGAAGCCTGCTATGCACATGATGTTGCGTGGGTTGAAGGTTGATGAGAAGACGGTGGGCAAACTTAAAGCCCCCCTTGTCTCATCTCGTGTCAAGCTTGAGCGGATGTTACACTTGTTTGCTAATGCAGTATGGGATAAAGATTTAAATCACAATAGTCCTACACAACTTAAAAGTTTTTTGTATGAGTGGCTAGGATTACCTCCAGTCATTTCATATGTAAAGGGTAAACAGAAAGTATCTACAGACAAGGAAGCATTGGAGCATTTAATACAGGAGTATCCAAGAGCTAGACCTTTCTGTAGAACTATACTTGCACTAAGAGATATTGATAAGCAATTAAACATATTGAATTGTAAAAGAGATAGTGATGGTAGAGTAAGATGTTCCTTCAAAGTAGCAGGAACTGAAACTGGTAGATGGGCAAGTTCAGAAAGTCCTTGGGGCACTGGCACTAATTTACAGAACATCACAAAAGATATGCGTGAAATATTTGTACCTGATGGGGACAATGTTTTATTTTATGCAGACCTAGAGCAAGCCGAGTCGAGAGTAACTGCGTACGTTGCGGGCGATCAGGGGTATATAAATGCTTGCGAAGGAGAGGACTTACACACACAAGTAGTTAAGATGGTGTGGCCAAATATGGGTTGGTCATCTGACCCTGTGCAAAACAGAGAGTTAGCAGACCGTCCATACATTGGCCACTTCAGCTACAGAGATATGTGCAAGAGAGCAGGACATGGTACTAACTATGGATTGTCAGCTACTTCTTTAGGTAGACATCTAAAAATTAAACTATCTCATGCAACACGTTTTCAATTACTTTATTACGGAGGAGTAATTGCTTTGGCATCTCTTGAGAGATGGCATAAACAGGACAGAGAAGGAGGCTTCCAAGAACTGATTGATGGGGGCACGGTTCTAGGGTCAGGCCCTTCCTCTCTCGTTCGTATCGAAGGGGCATTCCCTGGAATCCGAAAGTGGCACAGTGCTATTGCTAATCAGCTTAAAGAAAATGGTGCGTTAACTACTCCATTAGGTCGTCGCAGACAATTCTGGGGACGCATAGAGGACGGCACTACTTTAAGAAAAGCGATTGCATATGTGCCACAATCTACTATTGGAGATCTTTTAAATCTAGGTTTGTACAGAGTATGGAAAGAATTAAAGGATGATGGAGTAGATATACTTGGACAAGTGCATGATGCTATACTAGGACAGTTTCCTAAAAGTAAAGCAGATGTGATTGTCCCTAAGATTTTACATTGTATGAAGAATCCTATAGAAGTTAATGGTAGGCAAATGATTATACCATCTGATTGTGAGATAGGACCTAACTGGAAGGACATGAAGAAGTATGTCAAAAACTAATGTAATAAAATTTGTAACTGATGATGCATATATTTATGATCACAGGCCTATGGCACCTAGCCTGAAGTACGCACCTGAATGGTGGAAAAAATTACCTAAAAATTTTAGCACGCAACAGTTAGATGCTCGTGTCTTTAACCCTACCATGAAACAATGTCCTGGCTTTGTTGAATTGTATAAACATTCGTTTGCTTTACCTGTAGATAATGAAATTGAGATATCAGAATATATAACTGCTGATGACAAGCTAGGTATAAGATATTATCCAGAAGATTCTGGCAGTGTTCATCCTGATGTTCAAACGGGTAATGCATTTAGTGAACATTACCACCATTTTAAAATATCTTGCAGATACAGTTTTGCAACTGAAACTCCTGAGAATTTTTTAATGACTAATAATTTTTGGGGAGATAGATTAAACATTCATGTAGTAAACGGAGTCTTGCCTGTTGGCAAGAATGCTGTGCCTCTGAGGATTAATATGTATATACCTAAAGGCTTTGGTGTTTTAAAATTTAATTATGGTGATATCATTACCCATGCAATTCCATTGTCTGGTAAAAAATATATTGTTGAAAAAGAATTTATGATGGGAGAAGATTATCGTAAATACCACAGATATAATGAATCACTTATGAGAGCACATCTTACTGGATCTAAAATAAGAAAGGAAATGAATAATGATACTGAGTGATGAAGTGTTAACAGAAGAATCTAGATTACACTTGGTAAATAGTTTGTCTTATAAAACTATGACAGATTACAATTGGTGGGATGGTTGGTGGAGAGTTGGTCCAAGAAATTCTGTAGAGCATGTTTTATATTTATTATGGAAACCATATATAGATCCTAATGCTTATCCTAAAGGTATAGAATATTGGTCGAGAAAATTAACTGCACCTGATCCTGGTTTAGCTTGGCATCAAGACACTAACGAAAAAGAATTTAGTACAGATGAGTATCAAATTGCAGGAGCTAGTATGACTTACTATACATCTGTAGATAATTTGACAGGAGGTAATTTAGAAATGTATCCTTATGACAGTAGAGAAAAGGGAAATACTAGATTATCAATACACAATTATTTAGAATCAGGCAAGGGTGATGAGTATAAAGAAACAATTAGATGTGTGCAAAACAGAATGGTACTGTATGATTCAGCTAGATTACATAGAGTGTCTGTTGTACATAAAGGAGTGAGAGAAAACTTGGCTTCAAGTATTTGGTTTGAAAAGCCAATGATATTTCACAAGCACGAGAACTATGATAGAAACTGGAAACCACAAACATGGGAGGCAAAACATGAAACGAATAGATATTAATAATAAAGGCAAGTATCCTTTCACAGTACGTGAAGATGACAGGGTTAACTCTTGTCATACAGTGGAGATTGAGGGGCCTTGTAAAATATACCACAAGGACGGAAAGACTTGGGCAGAAACAGAAGCTACTGTATATAAGTTAGTTAACATACCTACTGAAAATATTGACTTTAATAAGATTGGTGATATAATAGACATTTCAACAGATGAGTAGAAACTACAGAGATTTTAGTGAGGCATGTATTGATGCCATAAAGGATAGTCCTATACCTAAACCTTTCGCTAGGTGGAGTGCGTTGAGTGCAGTTGCTGGCGCTATGGGTAGAAGAGTATGGTATCCCATGGCTAACTATGACATACGTTCAAACTTATTTGTAGTATTGATTGCCCCTCCTGGCAGAAATAAATCAGTTAGTTTAATCTTACCATTTAGCAGAGTATTCAGCAAACTTACCACACCAGTAGGTACTAGTGAAGATGATCAGAATTTTAATGCAGGATTAGATCAGT